CGACTCTTCATCACGAACCCTTCGTTCAGAGAAGTGCTGTGACAATCCGAAACCGATCCCAATCTGACCCAGTGTCAGGCGATAGCCTCGTGTACACAAGTGGTGTACCTGGGGCTCACTCCTTTAACACTGAGAACAGGACCGACGGCACCTGTCAAGATGTCGCCGATCAACCTGGGATCGACCATGCCTTAACCATCACTAAATATGATGCGGTTGGTTGTGAACCAATCGAAGGCACGGTTCTGACTGGTATCAATGCTGGCTCTTATGTCCATAATTGGTACGAGTACAGAGGTAAGGCTATATCACATTTGTCTACAAAAACTTTAGCTTCGACATCGTGGGCTAACATGGCTGCTAGAACTAATCCTAGCCGCCCTGATTTAACCCCCTTATCGTTGCTACAGGATTTGTATGACATTCCCCGTATGCTCAAAGGGGTATCAAAGTTGCTTTCTCATCCTAAATCGGCTCTGAGTGCGAAAGAAATCGCAAATCAGAACTTGTCGATTCAGTTTGGCTGGCTTCCTTTGATCTCCGATGTGCAGAAACTCATTACAACTCAAGCGCGCGTTGAAAAACGTTATAAACGCCTGCGTGAGATGTATGATACAGGGGGTGTGCACCGAAAGCTGTTTGTGGATGAGGATCATGTAGAGTCTGTCCTTAATAAGACATTCTCTATCTTCACTCTTCCAGGGGCCCGGAACTTTAATTGCCGGATCACGAAGAAGACTGAAGTTCAGCGATGGGGTACAGCTAGATGGAATATGCTAGCTCGCCCACCTGAGGACCTCACCTACGACCGTCTCCATCGCCTCGCTTACAATGTGGCCAATGGCCTCACTGTTGAGGGGATGTTGCAAGGAGCATGGGATGTTCTTCCATGGACCTGGCTTCTGGATTGGTTTACTAATGTTGGAGATTTTGCACTCCTCCACAGTAATACCGTTCCAGCTGTACTCGTGTCTGCTTGTCAGATGACAAAGACAGAGTCTGAGACGTACTTCGACCGCCTTCCGACGACGAACAGTGCGTTCACGTCGGGTGGTGGTACAGCTTTCAGTACCAGTAAGGTAAGATTACCTTATACTGGTGCTTCTCTGACTGCTGGTGTCCCAGGCCTAGGCTTGGGACATGTGTCCATCTTAGGTTCGCTGTTTGTACAGCGTTTCCTACGCTGAACAACCAGTCTATCTAAGGAGACAGAAAGAAATGCTTGGTTCAACTTTGGTGATCACTCTTGACGGTTCCGGTGGAACTGCCAAGACGCTTCCGCTCATTAACCAGGACGGTTATTCATCCGAATACTTTTTGGATGAAGCAACCGTGACCTGGCGAGCGAAAGTACGTCACTCCACGGATACAGTCAAGGCTGGAACTCAGGACTTCAATCGTCACTCTGTGACTTTTGAAAGGTTCCTGAAGCCAACTGCGACTTTTCCGTTAGGACAACTTAGTCAAATTACTTTCACACTTCGTGCAAGTAAAGACGATGTTGTCAGTGACGTGGTCGACGTTTCGGAGGCCATGTCCTTTTACATGGTCAAGGCCGGCGGCATCGCGACAAAGCTGCTCGGCTACGAGTCCTAAGTGGACCCAATAGCAGAGCGGTCTCTGTTTCGACTGTCGATCGTTCTTATCCGGTTCATTTTCTCTTTGTTTACCAAAACAAAGGTCGATGAATTGGAATCTGATACGATCCCCGAAGAGGACAAGCCGTAGATAACCTTCTATGGAGTGAAATCCATATGGTTACGAACAGCTACGTCCCCTTTCTGTCGAGTGTGTACAGAGGCATCTTGTCAGATGCCTCTGAGTTGATCCCAGCACTTGCTAAGGATTGTGATCGAGATCTAAGTCGATTGCTCTCCCTCCTCAAGACGAGAGGTCACCATTTTGCAATGGTTGATCTCCCGGCCTTCGGTAAACATTTTGACAAATGTTTATCGAGGGGACACCTTCTGCGATCTGGCGTCGTGGGCTTTCGCCCATTCCGTCGTCGTGGAGTAATCCCTTTATTGTTTAAGGGGCTACTGCTCCGTGTCTTTGAGGTAGATGGCAGTGTCAAAAGTGACCCTGACATACTCGCTATGAAATTCTTGAGGCAGCTCTTCCGAGTTGCTAAGAGATTTCGGGTTATGTGTTCTCAACAAGTTATTGAGGAGCATATCCATGAGTTTGTCAAAGTCGACGAGGAATGTCTTTCGCCTACCCTTGATTGGGACAGCGAGGACTTCAATGGTGTGGATGCCCTTCAGCATTCTTTTGCTGATCGACGCCTACATCCTTGTGCAGATAATACGTCTGCTCCTCCTCCCCACTACGAGCTGCAATTTGCCCACTCTATAGATCGAGTGTGCGATATTGTTGTCTCGACACTAGGTATTTACTCTCCTAGTGCGTGGGACTTTCGACATGGACCTGGCGCTGTGTCTGACTTGCCTCCTAACAAGAAATTCAAGTATGAATTTCTAGGTTGGGATGCTCGTCTTGAGCGTGATTATCCCTTTGCCGATTTTGCTTTCGCAAATTTTGGCATGTGGGCTGATCATGTTGTAGGTGGTGTCAGTTTAGATACTGACCCCGTTTCTAAGCTAATACCTGTTCCAAAGACGTTAGATGCCCCGAGGCTAATCGCCTCTGAGCCTCTCTCTCGTCAATGGTGTCAGCAAAACCTTAGAGACTTTTTCTACAACCGTGTGCAAAGTTCCTGGTTGAATCGTTCGATCACGTTTAGAGATCAAACGCGCAATCAAGAATTAGCCACGAGCTCTTCCCTTAGTGGTTCGCATGCGACCATTGATTTGTCGTCTGCGTCTGATCGTATATCATGTTGGTTAGTAGAGCGAGCGTTTAGGAAGAATCCTAGCGTTCTATCTGCTCTCCAATCTATCCGGACAAACCATGTTCGGTATGATATAGGTTCCTGTCCTTACGTTAAAAAGTTACGTAAGTACAGCACTATGGGCTCAGCTGTCACTTTCCCGTTACAGAGCTTGGTATTCCTTATGTTGGCTCTTTCGTCCTTATGTTATATAAGGAAGATCGAACCGACATGGGAATCCCTCGCTTTGCTCGCGAAAGAGGTCCGAGTCTTTGGGGATGACATTGTTATCCCTATTGACGCTTGTGATCACTTGATCGGTATCCTTCACCTTTATGGTTTAAAGGTGAACCCTCAGAAGACTTTCAGAACTGGCAAGTTCCGCGAGTCTTGTGGTAGGGAAGCATATGGGGGGCATGATGTTTCATGCGCCTATGTGCTAGGAGTTCCGACATACAAGCGGCCAGAATCGATCATCTCTGCCGTCGATACGATAAAGAACCTTGTAGAAAAAGGTTTCTTCCGTACCGCCGACGAGATAAAACGGACACTTCCAGGGCGAATGATCTTTGCCCCATCAGCGTTCGGTTCTGGCTCCTTCGGGTTACCCGAGTTCATGTGTAC